CGGTGAGACTAAAACCGTGGAGCTGGGTGGATCGATCTCGATCACTGATGCGCTGGCGCAGGCCAGATCTAGGATCGTGGAAGCGGAAGTGATTGACGTGGAGCCTAAGTAATGCAGAAACCGATTTACTCACCCCAGGATGAGCAGGTCTTGATGACCCAGCTCTGGAGTCCCCAGATTGCAGACAACCCAGAGACGTTTGTACTCTTTGCGTTTCCATGGGGGCAGAAGAACACCCCACTCGAACACTTTAAAGGCCCGCGGGCATGGCAGCGCAGGACACTTAGGAAGATAGCCGATCACATCAAGGCCAACCGCGGACAGGTGGACATGGATGCGCTTAGGCGTGCTGTGTCGTCTGGTCGTGGGATCGGGAAATCCGCTTTGGTGAGCTGGCTCATCCTGTGGATGCTGACAACCCGGATCGGCAGTTCCGTCATCGTATCGGCTAACAGCGAGAACCAGCTGCGCACCGTCACCTGGGGTGAGCTGACTAAGTGGGCCACCATGGCGATCAACTCGCACTGGTGGGAACCAAGCGCTACTAAGCTAGTGCCGGCGCAGTGGCTGACAGAACTTGTTGAGCGGGATCTGAAGAAGGGTACCCGTTATTGGGCCGCTGAGGGGAAACTGTGGTCTGAAGAGAACCCAGACTCGTATGCCGGTGTCCACAACCACGACGGGATGATGGTGATCTTTGACGAGGCCAGCGGTATTCCAGACGCGATCTGGTCAGTTGCCGCGGGCTTCTTTACAGAGAAGATCCTAGACAGGTACTGGTTTGCGTTCAGTAACCCGCGGCGCAACACAGGGTACTTTTTCGAGTGTTTCAACGCCAAACGGGCGTTCTGGGACAACGAGATCATCGATGCCAGAACCGTAGAAGGCACAGATAAGAGCGTATACGACCAAATCATCGCCGAGTACGGCGAAGACTCTATACAAGCCCGCATCGAGGTCTACGGCGAGTTCCCAGCAGCCGGCGAAGACCAGTTTATCTCGCCCGTGGTGGTCGAAGATGCGTTCAAACGCCAGCCCTACAAGGACGTAACCGCACCCATCGTGATCGGAGTCGATCCAGCCCGCGGCGGCATGGACTCCACCGTCATCTTGGTGCGCCAAGGCCGTGACCTGGTGGCCATCAAACGCCTAAAAGGCGAGGACACCATGAGCGTCGTGGGCCACGTGATCGAAGCCATCGAGGAATACAAGCCGGCGCTGACCGTTATCGACGAGGGTGGCCTTGGGTACGGGATACTTGACAGGTTGACCGAGCAGCGGTACAAAGTGCGCGGGGTGAACTTCGGCTGGAAAGCGAAAAACCCAGTTATGTGGGGTAATAAGCGGGCTGAGATGTGGGGTATGATGCGCGAATGGCTCAGAACCGCCTCGATTCCGACCGACCGACAGCTCAAATCCGACCTGATCGGCCCGATGAAGAAGCCCAACTCCGCAGGCACCATATTTTTGGAAGGCAAAAAGGAAATGAAAGCACGAGGCCTCGCTTCTCCAGACGCAGCTGACGCGCTGGCAGTGACCTTTGCCTACCCTGTTGCCCACCGTGAGTCTCGCGTCACCACACCGCGTACTATTCGTGCAGACCGTAGTGTGGTTGCTACATCTTGGATGGGAAGTTAATGAAAGCACTCCAGAACTGCGTCATCATCGAGCGTGATGTTGAAAAACACCCACTTTTTGTCATTCCTGAGACCGAAAAGATGGAAACTGGCGTTGCTGTTGCAATCGGGCCGCAATGCCTAGACATCAAGGTCGGGGATCACGTATACTTCGGCGTAGGGCAAGAATTTAAACAAGACGGCAAGATGTACGTCGTGATGCGTGAGCCTCATATTTTAGGGGTTTTGGAATGACTGATCCAACTGGTATCGTTGCGGCGGCGAACGTCGCAGCTGGCGGCAAGCCTAAGAATAGCGCTTCCGACATCCTGACCGTGGCGCGTGCCAGGCTGGACATGGCCGTCTCTGCGCTTGCAGAATCGCGTGAAGATGAGATTGACGACCTGCGCTTCTACGCAGGCTCACCCGACAACCACTGGCAGTGGCCTGCCGACGTACTGGCCACCCGTGGCGCGGTGCAGGGTCAGACGATCAACGCACGCCCGACGCTGACAATCAACAAACTGCCGCAGCACGTTCGTCAAGTGACGAATGACATGCGTCAGAACAGGCCTGGCGCCAAGGTCATCCCAGTCGATGACAACGCGGACGTGCAGGTTGCTGAGATTTTCAACGGCATGATCCGCCACATTGAGTACATCAGTGACGCGGACGTGGCCTACGACACAGCGTGTGAGAACCAAGTCGCCTACGGCGAGGGTTACATCACGCTGATGACCGAATACTGCGACCCGAACAACTTTGATCAAGACATTAAGATTGGCCGTGTGCGCAACTCGTTCTCGGTTTACATGGATCCTCTGATCCAAGACCCAACGGGTGCGGATGCTAAGTGGTGCTTCATTACCGAAGACCTCACCAAAGCAGAATACGAGCGCCAGTACCCCGACGCAGCGCCTATTTCGACCCTGCAATCGCTTGGTGTGGGTGATCAGTCCATCAGCAACTGGCTCAATGAAGACACGGTTCGCATCGCTGGTTACTACTACATCGACTACGAAAAAGCCAAACTGAACCTGTACCCAGGCGGTCAGACGGCTTTTGAGGGTACGGTTGAAGACAAGCAGATGAAACTGGTCTACGGCAAGCCCAAACGCACCCGCGAGTCGATCAATCCGAAGGTTCGCTACTGCAAAATCAACGGCTACGAGATCCTCGAAGAAAAAGAATGGGCTGGCAAGTGGATTCCAGTCATTCGCGTGGTTGGTAACGAGTTTGAAGTTGACGGTCGCTTGTACGTATCAGGATTGGTACGTAATGCCAAAGATGCCCAGCGCATGTACAACTATTGGGTGTCGCAAGAGGCTGAAATGCTGGCTTTGGCGCCTAAAGCACCGTTCATTGGCTACGGCGGCCAGTTCGAGGGCTACGAAGACAAATGGAAGACGGCCAACACAAACAATTGGCCCTATCTGGAGGTCAATCCAGACGTTACAGACGGCCAAGGCGCTGTCTTGCCACTACCCCAGCGGGCGCAGCCGCCAATGGCTTCTACAGGCTTGCTGCAAGCCAAGGCTGGCGCCTCTGAAGACATCAAATCAACGACCGGTCAGTACAACGCATCGCTGGGCATGGGATCCAACGAGCGCTCTGGTAAGGCCATTCTGGCTCGTCAGCGCGAAGGTGATGTCGGCACATACCACTACGGCGACAATTTGACCCGTGCAGTGCGTCATGTGGCCCGTCAGCTGGTCGACTTGATTCCTAAGATTTACGACACGCAACGTATCGCCCGAATCATTGGTGAAGACGGCGAAACAAAAATGGTCAAGATCAACCCCGAGCAGGACGAACCAGTGCGCGAGATCCGCGACATGGAAAATCCTGACATCGTGATTGAGAAGATATACAACCCCGGCGTCGGCAAGTACGACGTGGTGGCCACGACTGGCCCAGGTTACGCTACCAAGCGCCAAGAAGCACTTGAAGCCATGGCTCAGTTGCTTCAGGGTAACCCCGAGTTGTGGAAAGTTGCTGGCGACTTGTTTGTTAAGAACATGGACTGGCCTGGTGCGCAGGAGATGTCCAAGCGCTTTGCCAAGACCATTGATCCCAAGATCATGGAAGACAACGACAAGTCACCCGAGTTGCAGGCCGCAGAGCAGCAGATTCAGGCGATGGGTGCTGAGATGGAGAACATGCACAGCATGATCCAAAACATCGGCAAGTCCATCGAGATGCAAGACTTGGAACGCAAAGAATTTGAGACTCAGATCAAGGCCTATGACGCTGAAACCAAGCGAATCAGTGCAGTTCAGGCTGGCATGAGTGAAGAACAGATTCAAGACATCGCCATGGGCGTGGTGGCTGCGGCCATGGAGTCGCAAATGTCCATGATTCCTATGATCAGGGATGAGGAACCTACAGGAGAAATGCCACAATGAAAGCAGCCGATTTTGTAGGCCAGCTGTTTTTGGCCCGCGATGTCACGCACAGCGTGCATTTGAACACCCGCAGCTTTAGCAAGCACATGGCTTTGAACACGTTTTATGACGAAATCATTGACTTGGCCGACGCGTTTGCCGAAGCCTATCAAGGCCGTCATGGTTTGATTGGGCCAATCACGCTAACTTCGGCCAAACCGACCAAAAACGTCATTGAGTTTTTGGAAAGCCAGCTTGCTGACTTAGAAGCGGCAAGATATGATGTAGTACCGAAGACGGATTCGTCTTTGCAACAGTTGATTGACAATATCGTTGAGCTGTATTTGACTACGCTCTACAAGTTAAAATTCTTGGCATAAGGAGCCACCATGTCTAATTACACCGCAATTTCAGCCACAGCGCAGATCAAGCGTGATGCTGGCAAACTCAACGGTATTTTTGTCAGCAGCGCTTCTGGCACACCCACAATCACTGTGTATGACTCACCAGCTACTAGCACGTCTGACCCTGTGATCTTGGCGACTTTCACGCCTACGGCTAACACAATGCACAACTTTTTTCAAGGCTTGTACTTTAACAAAGGCTTGTACGTTGTGATTGGCGGTACAGTCAGCGCGACCATCTCTTACGAATAAGGGGCCACCATGGCAGACGTAAAAATATCCCAACTGCCAGCCGCCACCACGCCGCTGGCAGGCACTGAACAGATCCCTCTGGTTCAGTCCTCGACCACCAAACAAGTTACTGTCAGCAACTTGCTGACTGCGGCCAATTTGGGTACACCAACGGCCATCAACCTGACCAATGCGACCAACGTACCTGTCGATGAAGCCACAGGCATCTTGCCAGTAGCCAATGGTGGCTCTGGTACAGCAACGCCAAGCATTGTTGGCGGCACAAACATTGCTGTATCTGGCACTTGGCCAAACCAGACTATTTCAGCCACTGGCTCTGCTGCTGGTAACGTGACCGGCCCCGCGTCTGCCACCGACAACGCTGTTGTCCGGTTTGACAACACCACGGGCGAGGTGATCCAGAACTCTGGCGTCATCATCAACGACTCAAACGAGATCTCAGGCGGTACTTGGAAAGGTACTGCCATTGAGGTGGCTTATGGCGGCACTGGCACAACAAACCCAAGTTTGGTGGCCGGCACAAACGTCACGATCAGCGGCACATGGCCAAACCAGACGATCAACGCTTCTGGTGGTGGCGGTGGTAGCGTCACAGACGTCACGGCCACAGCGCCTGTTGCGTCTTCTGGTGGCACAACACCTAACATCAGCATGGCTGCGGCCACCACATCGGTCAGCGGCTACTTGACATCGACCGACTGGAATACATTCAACAACAAGCAGCCTGCTGGCTCGTACCTGACAAACGGCGGGGCACTTGGCACGCCATCCAGCGGTACTGCAACAAATTTGACAGGCCTGCCGCTGTCTACTGGCGTGACTGGAACACTTCCCGTCGCAAACGGTGGTACAGGCACAACAACGCCTAGCTTGGTGGCTGGTACACACGTGACTATTACAGGCACTTGGCCTAATCAGACAATCAACTCAACTGGCGGCGGTGGTGGTGGCTCGGGCACTGTGACCGACGTGTCTGTGGTGTCTGCCAACGGTTTGGCTGGCACTGTGGCTACATCAACCACAACCCCTGCGATCACGCTGTCTACAACCGTGACTGGTGTTGTCAAAGGCAACGGCACGGCCTTGTCTGCGGCGACTGCTGGCACAGATTATGTTGCCCCAGGTGGTGCTTTGGGTACACCTTCAAGCGGCACAGCGACCAATTTGACTGGTTTGCCCCTAACCACTGGCGTAACTGGCACATTGCCAATTGCCAACGGCGGCACTAACGCAACCGATGCGGCTACTGCGTTGACCAATTTGGGCGCTTACCCAGCGTCTAACCCAAGCGGCTACACAAGTAACGCAGGCACTGTCACATCGGTTGGTGGTACTGGCACAGTCAATGGTATTTCATTGTCTGGCACAGTGACATCTTCTGGCAATTTGACGCTTGGTGGCACATTGTCTGGGGTAGATTTAACGTCCCAAATTACAGGCACGTTGCCCGTCGCCAACGGCGGTACTGGCCAGACGTCCTACACTGATGGCCAGCTGTTGATCGGTAACTCTACTGGCAACACACTGACCAAAGCAACATTGACCGCCGGATCTGGCATTAGCGTGACTAATGCCTCTGGCTCAATTACCATTGCAGCTACTGGCTCATCTGGTGTATCTCAAGCGAAGGCCACGGCAATCGCAATGGTCTTTGGTTTTTAAGGAACTATCATGGCAAATCCAAATCTTTTTGCAGCTACCACAGCCAGTGGCACGACAACTTACTTGACCCCCAGCGGCACATCGGCGTTGGTGCTGGTTCCTAACGCTGCGGCGTCTGGCAAGGTGTTTAAGGTCAACCAAATTGTCGCGGCCAACGTGAACGGTTCTTCTGCCGTGGACTGCACAGTGTCTGTTTACACAAACGGCGCTGTGGCTCAAGGCTCTGCCCCTAGCGGCGGCGCAGCGTACCCTATCGTGTCTACGGTGTCGGTACCTGCGGATGCTTCGTTGATTGTTGTAGATAAAACCACAGGCTTGTATTTGATGGAAGGCACTTCAATTGTTGTGACTTCTGGCACAGCCAGCGGTATCACTTATACAATTTCGTACGAAGAAATTTCATAATGTCCCAGCGCTATAAAGGCGGGGTCATTTCCGCCACAGCCCCCACAACATCCACCAGTGCGGCTGTTGGTGTTTGGACTTTGCGCCAACAAATGCAAGCTATTGCAGGGTCAGGATGGCCTGGAATTCCAATTGCGCCATCTACAGTTGAATATCTTGTTGTTGCAGGCGGCGGTAGTGGCGGCAATTCTACTAATACAAGTAGCGCGGGTGGCGGCGGCGGTGCGGGTGGTTATCGCACCGCCTCAGGTTTTTCTGTTGCCACTGGTACTGCAATAACCGTTACTGTCGGCGCAGGAGGCGCAGTTCCATCATCTACGGGTAATGGAAATAATGGTAGTAATAGTGCATTTTCTAGTATTACATCTATTGGCGGCGGCGGTGGTGGTGGTTCTTTAATAGTCCCATCTGGGGATAACGGAAGTTCAGGCGGTTCTGGTGGCGGGGGTGGCGGACGAATTGGCTTAGGCGCAAGTGGAACTTCTAGCCAAGGATACGCGGGCGGCGATGCTTCGGGCGCTAGCAGTAGCGATTGCGGTGGTGGTGGCGGGGGTGCTAATGTTGGCGGTAACAATGCAAGCGGAGTTAGTCCCTACGCTAGTGGTGCAGGTGGAAATGGAGAAACTTCTAGCATATCGGGTTCATCTGTAACTTATGCGGGTGGCGGTAGCGGCGGCGCAGAAAATGCCGCGTCAACAGTCGGCGCAGGCGGTTCTGGCGGCGGTGGTACTGGTGCAAAACCATCTGTTGCCGCAACAAATGGAACTGCAAATACTGGCGGCGGCGGCGGTGGCAGTAGTTCTACTGCGTCAGGATTAAATGCTGGTGCGGGCGGGTCTGGCGTAGTAATCATTCGCTACGCCAATACTTTTGCAGCGGCAACTTCAACCACAGGTTCTCCAACAATCACTATAACTGGCGGTTATCGTATTTACACATGGACTTCATCTGGCTCAATAACTTTCTAAAACTATGTCACATTTTGCAAAAATAGAAAATGGCATCGTTACACAAATCATTGTGGCTGAACAGGATGTCATTGATTCAGGCTTGTTTGGCACAGGTTGGGTGCAGACTTCGTACAACACCCACGGTGGGCAGCATCCTGAAGGCCGCCCTTTGCGTAAAAATTACGCTGGTATTGGCTACACATACGACGCTGTTCGTGATGCCTTCATTTCCCCACAACCATTTCAGTCTTGGGCACTAGATGAAACAACTTGCTTGTGGGTTGCCCCTACGCCAATGCCTACCGATGGTAAAAAGTACCGTTGGGACGAGCCAACAACGTCTTGGATTGAGGTAACTAATGTCTAAACAATACTCTGGTGGAATTATTTCTAAGACACCTGTAACACCAAGTGGCCCTTATGAAACAGATAGTGCTTCAGGCATTTGGACTCTTGACCAACAGGCTTATTGGGCAAAGTTAGGCCAATGGCCAACAGCAGGAAACATAGCATCAATTGTCGCTACTGGCGGATCCGTAACTGACTATGGTGGTTACCGAATTCATAGATTTAATTCCAGCGGTTTTTTTGTGATTACAAGCGCGCCCGCCGGAGCAACATTTGAATTGTTTATTATTGGCGGCGGCGGTGGTGGGGGTGCAGGGTCATCTTCTGGCCCTGCAGGTGGTGCGGGCGGTGCATATTGGAACACAGCATACACATGCCCTTCGCCTGGATCGTATTCTGTAATAATTGGCGCAGGCGGGGCTGGCGTATATAACGCTACTGCTGCTAATGGAACTGTAGGCGGCGATTCTATTGCGTTTGGGCTATCCTTAGTAGGCGGCGGAACGCAAAACGCTAATACTGGGTGGAACTCAGTTGGTGGAAATCAAGGCGTTTGGGGTTCTGGAAGAACTTCTGCCGATGGTGGCTCTGGCGGCGGCGTCGCCAATGGAAATGCGCTTGCATCACATCCAAAATGGGGCGACACAACAACTCAAGGCCGAAGTGTTTACAACAGCACTGGCGCTTTTAGTGGGTCTGACCAAACAAATTATTACGGGTACGCAGGCGCCTTTAGTCTTACTAACGCAGGTGGCGGTGGTGGTGGTTTAAGCGCAAATGGCGCTGATCCAGTTGGCGGTGTTTCAGGTGGTAACGGCGGCGCAGGTTTATCTTTTAATTGGGTAGGCGTTACAGAATGGATGGGCGGCGGCGGCGGCGGCGGGGTTAGCGTAGCGGGTAGCCCTGGAATTGGAGGCAGCGGTGTTGGCGGTAATGGAGCCGACGGCGGTTCAACAGCAACAAACGGTGCGACAAATACTGGATCTGGTGGTGGTGGGTCTGGCAGTGGTCAAGGTGGAACTGGCGGCTCGGGCGTTTGTATTATTCGATACGCAATCTGATGGAAAATTAAATGGCTAATTATTCAATCATTGAAAACGGAAGAATTGTGAATCTTGTTGTGTCCGATGCAGAATTTGCGGCAACACAGCTTGGATGGGTAGAAACACCGCTTGGATATGGGGTTGGTGATTTTTATGATGGAACATCATTTAAGAAAATGTCAGAAGTGTTTAACGATGTAACTCCAATACCTGACGATGATGAAATCTCAAACACTGTTTAATTATTGCTGATACAACAAATCCGTAATAGAATGTTTCAAACTGTACTGGCGCAGCACACCAGGGAATCTTAGGATTCAACACAAATGACTGATGAAGTCCAAACCTTAGCGGACACACCCGCGCCGGAACAGGTAGCAACGGCTGCTCCTGAACCCGAAGTTAATTCGCCGGAAGTATCGACAGAGCAGACAGAACAGCCAGCGGAAAAAACTTATACGCAAGCTGAAATCGACGCAATGATCGGTAAGCGCCTTGCAAGAGAACAGCGCAAATGGGAAAGAGATCAGGCCGCAAAAGTTGCCGAAACGCAAACTTTGCAAAGTGTGCCAGCAGACATCGATGAGAGTGATCCTCACGCAGTCGTCTTGAAAAAGGCCGCTGAATTAGTCGCTCAACGAGATGCCGCAAAGCAACAAGCCGAGATCATGGAGGCTTACGCCGAAAGTGAAGAAAAGGTCAGGGACAAATACGACGACTTCGACCAAGTCGCCCGTAACCCTAACGTGCCCATCACTGAGGTAATGGCTGAAGCGATCTACGCCTCTGACGTTGGCCCTGAAGTAGCTTACTTCTTGGGTTCTAACATCAAAGAAGCTGCTCGAATTGCCAAATTGTCGCCTTTCATGCAGGCCAAAGAGATTGGAAAGATTGAAGCCAAATTGGCCTCCGATCCTCCGGTCAAAAAAACTTCAAACGCGCCAGCACCGATTAGTCCGGTTACAGCACGTTCAACTGGTTCAACGAGCCATGACACGACCGATCCACGATCAGTCAAGTCCATGACAACCTCGCAGTGGATCGAAGCTGAACGCGCACGCCAGATGAAAAAGTGGGAAGCGCAACGCAACCGCTAATTTTTTGAAAGGACTAACATGTCTAATAGTATTCTGACGATTGACATGATCACCCGCAAATCGCTGGAGATCTTGGAAAATAACCTGGTTTTGACACGTAACGTGAACCGCCAGTATGACGACTCTTTCGCTGTTGAAGGCGCTAAGATCGGCTCCACACTGCGTATCCGTTTGCCCGACCGTGCTTTGGTAACTGACGGCGCCGCCTTGCAAGTGCAAGACGACAACGAGCAGTACACAACACTGACTGTTGCTTCACAAAAGCACATCGGCGTTAACTTCACATCTGCTGAATTGACCATGCAATTGGACGACTTTGCAGAGCGTGTGTTGAAGCCTCGTATCAGCCAGTTGGCTTCTTCTATCGATGCTGACGTGGCTAACGCCTATCGTTCAATTGGTAACTCTGTTGGTACACCTGGCACCACTCCTTCTACTTCTTTGGTCTTGCTCCAAGCCCAGCAGAAGTTGAACGAGAACGCAGCTGTGATGTCCCCCCGTTACGCCACCGTCAACCCTGCCGCTAACGCTGGTTTGGTCGAAGGCATGAAGGGTCTGTTCAATCCTACAGACACAATCAGCCGCCAGTTCAAGAACGGCATGATGGGCACTGGTGTTCTTGGCTTTGACGAGATCAACATGTCTCAGTCTATCAAGCAGTTCACAACCGGCTCACGTGGTGCTACTGGTGCTACTTTGTCTGCTTCTGTGTCTGCCCAAGGCGCCACAACCATCGCTATCACCGGTGGCGGCAACGCTGCTACAGTGAAAACCGGTGACGTGTTCACTGTTGCTGACTGCTACGCTGTCAACCCACAAACTCGTGAATCTACCGGTTCCTTGTTCCAGTTCGTCGCAGTTGCTGACGTGACTTTGGGTTCAAGCGGCGAAGGCAGCATCACTGTTGCTCCTATCTACACTGCCGCTAATGCTTTGGCTACCGTGGACAGCTTCCCTGCTTCTGGCAAGGCTGTTGTGTTCGTTGGCGCTGCTTCTAGCCAGTACGCTCAAAACTTGGTTTACCACAAAGATGCGATCACTTTTGCGACCGCTGACTTGTTGTTGCCCCAAGGTGTTGACATGGCTTCCCGTGCAGTTCACAACGGTATCAGCTTGCGCGTTGTTCGTCAGTACGACATCAACAACGACCGTATGCCTTGCCGTATCGACGTGTTGTACGGCTACAGCGCGATTCGTCCACAGATGGCTGTTCGCCTCTGGGGTTGATTTTGATGCCCCTTCGGGGGCTTCAGTTCGTAACATCTTTGAAAGGAAATTATCATGGCTTTACCTAATGGCGCAGGCGGTTACCAAGTCGGTGACGGCAATCTGTCAGAACTCGTTATCGGCTACGCAGCCGCTCCCCAAACTGCCACATCTACAGCGACTTTGACAGCCGCTCAAGTGACTGGTGGTATCTTGGTGGCTAACCCCAGCACTTCTGCTGCTACTTACACCTTGCCTACCGCAGCTGCTATCGACGCAGTTGTGTCTAGCGCCAAAGTTGGTAGCACATTCGAGCTGACCATCGTCAACACCGGTACTTCTTCCGGCACTGTGACTTTGTCTGCTGGCACTGGCATCACTGACGGCGGTAACGCTGTTGTGGCCGTTGCCATCACCTCTAGCGCCCAGTTTACATTCCGTAAAACTGGCGATGCAGCTTGGACTGTCTACAAGACAGCCTAAACGGGATGGGGGCTTCGGCCCCCATTTTAAAAATGAACATCACACTCGTACACCCAATCCACGGCGCCAAAATTGCAACAATGGAACTTGAGGCCGTAGCAGATGAAAAAAATGGCTGGACGCGCTACAATCCAGACACGCCTGTTCAGGTGGCTCCCGTTGTAAATACGCTGGAGACAAAGCGCCGCCGTAAACCGGCAGAGGAAGCAACCGAAGGAGTCTGAACATGTCGACATATACCGCTGGCGATCAAATCAACCGAGCACTTCGCTTGCTAGGTATATTGGCAGAAGGCGAGACGCCTTCAGCCTCCATGTCGCAAGACGCCTTGATGGCGATGAATCAGATGATTGAGTCGTGGTCTATTGAGCGACTCTCGGTGTTTTGCACTCAAGACCAGATTTTTGAGTGGCCTTCAAGCGAGATCAAACGCACGCTTGGCCCAACTGGTGACTTTGTTGGCAACCGCCCCGTCCTGTTTGACGACGCAACGTATTTCAAAGCGCCAAACGGCGTGTCGTACGGCATCAAATTTATCAATCAGCAGCAGTACGACGGCATTGCTGTTAAGAACGTCACGTCCACTTACCCACAGGTGATCTTTGCCAACATGACGTACCCCAACGTGGAGATGTACGTCTACCCAATGCCTACGCAGGTGTTGGAGTGGCACTTCGTGTCGGTGCAAGAGTTGGATCAGCCAGCGACGCTGGCAACCCAGCTTCACTTCCCACCAGGCTACCTGCGTGCCTTCACGTACAACTTGGCCATGGAATTTGCCCCTGAGTTTGGCGTTGAGCCAAGCCCACAGGTGCAGCGCATTGCCATGACCTCTAAGCGTAATCTCAAGCGCATCAACAACCCTGACGATGTGATGGCCCTGCCTTACGCCTTGGTGGCCAATCGTCAGCGCTTTAACATCTACGCCGGTAACTACTGATGAAGACGCCGATCCTTGGCTCCAGCTACGTTGCCCGCAGCGTCAATGCTGCGGACAATCGCATGGTGAACTTGTTCCCCGAGGTCATCCCCGAGGGCGGCAAAGAGCCTGGCTTTCTAAACCGCGCCCCAGGTTTGCAACTTCAGCAGACCATTGGCGACGGCCCTATCCGCGCACTGTGGGCGCACCAGATCAACGGCGCAAGTTTTTACGTCGTATCGGGCACTGAAGTCTATGAAGTTTCTAGCCTGACAGGCACGCCAGTTAAGATTGGCAACGTGGCTGACGGCGGCCCCGTGTCCATCGCTGACAACGGCACGCAAGTGTTCTTTGCTTGCAACGGCCCAAGCTACATTTTCAACAGGTCTACACAGACGTTTAAACAGATCACAGACCCTGATTTCCCAGGCGCTGTGACCGTGGGCTACCTTGACGGTTATTTTGTCTTTAACGAGCCAAATAGTCAGCGCGTGTGGGTAACCCAGCTGCTCGACGGCTCATCAATTGACCCACTCGACTTCGCCAGCGCTGAAGGCTCCCCTGACGGTTTGGTGGCGGTCAACGTCGACCACCGCGAAGCGTGGCTATTCGGTACTGATTCGGTTGAGGTCTGGTACAACGTGGGCGGCACAGACTTCCCACTCCAGCGCATCCAAGGCGCGTTTAACGAGATCGGCCTTGTGGCCGCTTACTCTGTGGCCAAGTTAGACAACAGCTTATTTTGGCTGGGCACTGACGCTCGTGGTCAAGGCATCGTCTACAAGGCCAACGGCTACACTGGCCAGCGCGTATCTACCCACGCCATCGAGTACGCCATTGCCCAGTACGGCAACATCTCTGATGCGTTTGCCTACACCTACCAACAAGAAGGCCACGGCTTTTACGTCCTGACTTTCCCAAGCGCCAACGCAACGTGGGTGTACGACGCCGCCACACAGGCTTGGCATGAGCGTGCAGGCCTTGTCAACGGCCAGTTCACACGCCACCGTTCCAACTGCCAGTGCAACTTTGGTGGCAACACAATTGTTGGCGACTTTGAGAACGGCAACGTCTATATACTCGACTTGGACGTCTATTCTGACAACGGTCAGCCACAAAAGTGGCTGCGATCATGGCGTGCCTTGCCTACTGGTCAAAACAACCTGAACCGCAGCGCCCATCACAGTTTGCAACTGGACGCCGAGACTGGCGTGGGCTTAAGCGGCCTGACGACAGGTGAGAACGTCTACATGACCACCGAGTCTGGTGAGCCACTGATCACAGAGAACAACGACTTTATCTTGTCGGCTGTTGGCGCGTTGCCAATTCCTGCGCCACAAGCCATGCTGCGTTGGTCAGACGATGGCGGCCACACTTGGTCAAACGAGCACTGGACGTCCATGGGACGCATCGGCGAGTATGGCCACCGCACGATCTGGCGCCGTCTGGGCATGACGCTCAAGCTGCGCGACCGTGTCTACGAGGTGTCAGGCACTGATCCCGTCAAGATCGCCATCATGGGCGCTGAACTCCACGCAAGCCCCACAAATGCCTAATAACGTCACTCAGATCCCAGCCCCACGTGTGCCGTTCATGGACGAGCGCACAGGGACGATCTCGCGTGAGTGGTTTCGGTTCCTGAACAACATTTACACCATCCTTGGCGGCGGCAACGGCATCATCGGCCCAGTCAACGGCGGCACGGGTACAGACACCATCCCCACTGACGGGCAGTTGCTGATCGGTGACGGTACAGGATATGTCCTTAACACGTTGACCGAGGGTGCTGGCATCGATGTCACCAACGGCGCAGGTTCTGTGACTGTTGCGATCACCGACACAGGAGTTACGCCGGGCACTTACGGCACCGCGTCCAGTGTCCCCACCTACGCTGTCAACGCGCAAGGCCGTCTGACCAGCTCGGTCAACACGCCGATCGCCATCGATGCGGCTCAAATTACTACGGGCACAATCAATCCGGCTCGTGTGTCAGGGGCGTACACCGGCATCACGGGCGTGGGTACGCTGACCGCAGGCACATGGAACGCTACAGCTGTCGCTGTGGCATACGGCGGCACAGGGGCTACAAATGCCGCTGACGCCAGAACTAACCTCGGCCTTGGCACAATGGCTACCCAAAACACAGGCGCATCGGGTACATTTACCACTGTTGATTTAAAGACTGTTACCGTGGTCAACGGTATCATCACAAGCATTGTTTAAGGAACGAAAATGACCGTCAACATTTCACTATTCGCAGGCGCTGGTGCTCAGTTCTTTGACGACAACGGCACGCCTTTGTCTGGCGGTCTGCTTTACACCTATGCCGCTGGCACAACAACCGCAGCCCCCACTTACACATCATCGACTGGCTTGTCTGCCAACGCCAACCCTATTGTGTTGGACGCCGGTGGCCGAGTGGTCAATGAGGTTTGGCTTGCTACCAACACGACTTACAAGTTTGTCCTGCAAGACGCGGACAATGTGCAGATTGGTGCTTGGGACAACATTCCAGGCATCACTAACGCGGACACGTTGGCAACCCAATTGGCCAACACCTCGAACATTGCTCAGGGCGACGCCTTGATTGGCTTTAAGCAGACTTACGCATTAGGCGTGATGCCTGGTGCTGTTGGTAAGACCTTGAACGACAAAATGCAAGACTTGGTGTCTGTCAAAGACTTCGGCGCTGTGGGCGACGGTGTGGCTGACGACACTGCGGCCATTCAAGCCGGTATTGACTTGGCCTGCCAGTACGGCGGCTGTGTCTACTTGCCAGCTGGTACATACAAGATCACAGCTGCTCTGGTGTTCTCCATGAACAGCGGCACAACAGATCCGTTCAAGCGCCCTTCTATGCGCGGCGACGGTATGGCGGCCACCACCATTTACCAGACTGTCAACGACAACGGTATTGAGATCGTCGGCTTTGACGCGAACCCAGCAGGTTACTGCTTGTTCCAAGACTTTACGCTATACGGCTACCAACTCAACAAGATCGGTATTGCGCTGCAAGACATCGCATTTGCCACAATCGACAACGTCTATCTTGCGGGCTGGGAAACTGGCCTGTACGGCGCAAATGTTTTGTCGTCTACGTTTAACGACTTGGTGATCCGCTACAACACCGGCGGTTTCTTCTTTGAGCCTAACTCGGCGCTTGGCTTCTATTCAGAACCAAATGCCATCACCATGTCCAACTGTACTGTTGGCAACAACTACGCCT